GTGTATCTTCTACTGCGGCTTCTCGTTCGGCCAGAGATTGCTTCTGTGCCGTTTGATATTCAAATTTAATTTGTTCTTTCAGAGTAGAATCAATAGAAGAAAGATAATTGACAGCTGTTACAAGAAGTTGGCCAACTGGCATGTTATCATTGACAGCTGTCGGTCCTCCTCCACTTTTGAGTTGAGGTGCCGGAGGCCTCCCCGTTATTTTACTTTTTCCAACCTGACCAACAACACCAGTACCTTCAACAATAGTAACCGGAGCTGGCGCTGTTGCGCCAGCAGCTGCACCACCAATTATAGAACCAGCAGCATTTAATGCTCCACCCGCAACACTCCCGGCTGCAGAAATAGAAGCGGCAGCAAGACGAAAACCACCTTCAATGGTTTCGCCTATGATTTCTTTTCCTAATAAAGCCCCAAAGACTAAGGGTGCTGCCATTTATTATCTCTTCTCTAGTTCTTGTTTCTGTTCTTCCAAATAATCCATTAACATATCAACATAGAGATCTCTCTCATACGGAATTAATCCTTCAATATCACTTATCGAATATTTGTGATGCTGAGCTAACGCGAATATCATGCTATAATATCTTGCAAGCGACGTGTGGCTCAGCGCCACATAAAAAAATCCTTAATAGTGTTTAATTCAATCTCCCGTTCATTTCCGTTGGAGTTTGTATACTCAATCTTATGATAAAGCCTTGGAATGTTTTCAAAAAACTCCCTGATAGATTCAAACGCTTTTACTGGAATCCCGTCAAGAAACTCTTCGAGTTCTTTCTCAGAATAATCAGATGCAGAAAATACATCATCGGGTGTAATAATACTATCGATACAGTTAATGATAAAGAACGTCATAAGATCGACTTCGTTATCAATACCAGTCATTTTATCTGTGATACTTGCGCTTGGATATTTCATCACAAGTTTAATATCGTCTGTGATATTAATGTTTGCGTCTACATTTTCTGGCATCTCGATCTCGATAGTATCAAGATCTAATTCAAAGTCATAAACCTTATCGTCTTCATTATCACGATATGAAAGCTTAACAACGTTGTTTACAGATTTTGCTCTTAATTTAAGAAAAGCATACTCAAGATCGAATGTTGTTAGTTCATTTACATCAAAGTCCTCATCCTGCACACAAAGTTGAAGGATCTGTTTAATCGCTCTGACAACATCTGCGTCTTCAGACTGTTGTGCAATCAATAAGATCTTTTCTTCTTTGACAAGAAAGGGTCGAAACATGACCTTTTTACCGGTCGATGGTATAGTCAAATCAAACAAAGGTTGATCAATTTTTGGCAAAGACATTATATTCTCCTTTTATATCAAGCCGCTGGGCCACCATTAAAATTCTTAGTATAAGCAACTGGTGTTGGTGAAACTGGTGGAGTATCTTCAGGGCCACTACTTGCTGTAGCATCTTGAGAACCAGGCGCTTGTTCATCATCTCCTGAAATGTATAGAGTACCAATCTGTGGTAGTTCTACTTGTTCAAGTGTTTCTTGTGGTATTGTTATTGGTCCATCGTTAAGCGTAACTTTTTCTTTTGGTGGACCTTCTGCAACTTTATATTGTGTGATCAGTCTAAAATCAGTAAACGAGAATGAAACGTTGAGTCTCATTAGCTGATCTGCATCAGACCAGTTTAAGTTGATCGATTGAATGTTGTTCGGAAATACGTCATAGATCTTATATGACATTACATTTATTTGTTTTCTGTCGTAGACTTGTATATTAACCATCGGTGCAACATAGTTGTCCTTGTATTGAACTTCATAAGGATCTCGACCATTTTGTGTATTAAGCATATTTGCACCACCGAATGAATCTCGATTGATAATAAAGTTCATCCACTGTTCAAAAAACTCTGGAATAAGTGAATTTCTATCAACGATAAACTGTAATGTAAATTCCTGTGAGTTCACACCGTAAGGAACATTCTCAAGTGGTCCGTATCCGTACCGCCTTACAATATTTTCTTGTAAAAAGCTCATGACAGGTGCAATGACAGTTTCGCATCGCATTGTCAAATATCTTTCAATATCCATTTTTTTTAGAGTAGAATTTATCCAGTTCATTCTTGGAAATGTAACAAGAAAGCTGTGTGTAGGTAATATGTTATCACCAACGCTTGTAATATTCGTTCTGAATTCTTGTATACTAAAAGTGCCGGCAGATTTTGTTTCTTGTGGTCCACCCGGTTTATCTTCATAGTTTGATGCATCAAAACCATCAAAAGGTTTTGTTTGGTCATCGTCTAGAAAGTCTGAAAGTTTTTTTGGCGGTGGTGGCGGTGTTGCTGCACTAGAGGTAGATGCCCCTCTAGAATTGCGTTCCTCGTTCGCAAGTTCACCAATTCTTCTTTGTATTTCTTCTTCTTCGGCCTTTTTTGCTGCGCGTTTACCTGCTTCCAATTGTGCTTGAATATTATTACCATTGAGATTGCGCCGACGATTACTCCCTGTTTGTCGCGAACGAAATCGGTCTTCAGCTTCTGTTCGTGCAGCGCGTATTCTTTCTTGTGCAGCTGGATCACCTGCCACATCTGATGCTGCCTGATTGCGATAGTTCAGCTGATTAAGCTCTTTCGTTTCTTGCTCAAACCTTGCTGTGGTTTCCTCAAAAGGTACCTGGAACAATTTGTCTGTAGCCTCTCTCCCTCTTCTTCGACGGTTTCTTTCTACGGCAATTGGATTAGCACCGGCCATTATCTTCTAACTCCTAACATCTTCTTACTGTCTCTAAAGACTTGTGTTTTGTTTTTCTTCACAAATCGTTCGGTCGGTAAGAATAGTGCAATATCCCATTCTGACGGATATATGTACATAAATTGTGATGCAACTTTTTCTGACAAATAATGTTTAATACATGGTTTAAAGAATCTTAGCTTTGATGTTTTAGTCAAGAGTTCGTAATTCAATCTCAGTTTTGTTGTTTCATCATATCTTGTATTATTAGCATAGTCGTACAAACCATTCATCAATAATGCTCTTAACTCAAGAGGCAAATAGTGAAGGTTTAAACCAAAAAATCCACCTGAAACTTTCTTAAACGGAAAGACAAGCGGAAACCGGTCATAATATGGAAGTGTTTTTTTATGCTTTGGATCATAATAGAAACTATACATTGAACCAATAATTGGTCTTGTCGTCAGCCGTTCTTTATCGCGCATGAATGTGCGCTCGTTGATACGATTAATTTTGCCTGCAGTTTCTCTGTACCAATCTCGTGCATCACGAGTTCTAGCTGGAATCTTCCCAGCTTGAACACCCTGAGTTACAATTTGATCAAAAATCGTTGGCATTAAAATTTAATTCCTAATTCTTTTTCTGTCAATATCATAAATTCCCATCCACGGTCTTTACAATATTCAGTTGCATACTTCCACTTGCTACTATTTATGCCCCACGTCATGACTTCGTTTATATAACGACGTGTCGGTTTTTTGCCGGTTTGAACTGCTGGAGGTGAACATTGTGCCTTTGGTTTAATCTCTACAACAACTGTCTCAAGTTTTCCTTCTGGAGTTTTCTTTTTGACAATAAAATCTGGAAAATATCTGTGTACGCGGTTATCAATTGGTGATTTATACGGAATAACTACTTCTTCGGATCCCCAATGTACGACATTAGGATGAGAATCTAAGTACATCATGAACTTCAATTCCCACCTGCTTCTATAAATAATATTTGTAGGATCGCCTAAGTACTTTTGAGTGTTCTTAGGTTTAAACTTTCCTTGATAAGCCATGAATCTATTTATAAATAGATTTGCAGAGGTATACGCTGAGGAAACACATGGCACTAGTAAAAGTAAACATTGAAGATTTCAAAAAAGGTGGTAGAGGTATTCTCGATCGTCTTGCAGACAAAATCACAGACAAAGTTAGCGATAAAATCGAAAACGCAGTTGAAGATGTCTTTGGAAAAGCACTTAAAAAAATAGGTCTTTCGGATAGACTTGCTAATCAGATCTCATCACGTTTTGGTGATTCTTTGACTCGCGGGTTAGAGGATGACTATTTTAGAACATTTAGTTCTGAAATTAATCGTGTTGGCGGGCAGGCAAACCAGCAGATCAAGAGTAATTTTGTCTCTGCAAGGGAATCGGCAGAAACTACTATTGACTCTATTTCACGTGCTTCAAGTAATAAAATCACTGGTCTTCCAACGCTTCAATATCCTAGCCATCTTGGAAAATATTATATCACGCTTAAATTTAAGCAATACCAAAGGCCTGCGCCGGAAGCAAGAGGCACGGAGATATTTAAACAGGCAATTGTATTACCAATCTCACGTGAAATTCGAGAAGGATTTGACATTAAAGTTGGTGCGCAAGAAACTGGATTCGCAGGTAATGTTGCTGATGCGGGTCGAAAACTTTTAGAACAAGGAAATCTAGATGGTGCTGCCCAAGCTGCTCTTGCAATTGGTTACGCAAAGCTTGTACAAGATGCCAATGGCGGAGCTCTTGGTTTGCTAACACAGACTGTAGGTGCAGCTGAAAATCCAAACTTACA